TGATGCTTTCGAATACTTGTGCCATAATCAATGTTTCCAATTTTGGAACTTTGGTTACAAGGAATAGAGGGCGTCGGATGCAAAGTTACACTCAGAGGGCTTGTCGAGCCCAAAGAGTATCACACCTGGCGAGTATCAACGTATCGCACACGGCTACCAAGGTCTATTCGCGTCGTCCCCCCAGTTCTCGGGAATTTCTCCCCGATGAACCATGGGGCGTACACGAGGTAGAACCTCAGGAGTCGGTGCCCGCCCAAATCGACGATGGACCTGACGCCAACGCCTAACAGTCTTGGGAAAGCGCTCAGACGAACCAAGGACAACATCCTTGACGTTCCGAGTTAGCTCGACCTTGACCGGAAGCTTGCACGCCAGTTTCTCTATCGCTTCGAACGCGTCTAACAGGGCAGAAATATCTTCCCCTGTTTTGACAATACGTTGCTGGATCTGAAACACTTTAGCCTCATACTCAGTGATTACGGCTAACATAGGTTCCCTATAAGGAGCCTTCACACAATTTGCCCACCACTCATGCAGTCCAACTTCTTCTTCTGCCCACGCAGAGGGCAAAGTAAAAGGCACTAATGCCTTGTACAATGACTTACGTATAGCAGCCGAAGGGCGGGAAGCCATCAAATGATAAACAAACGATGTAACCGACTCAATGTCGGAAAGACCTAGGTCAGAAGTAGCCACTGTGGATCGCATCCTGAACCACTCCCAAAGGTCTTCACGAGACCAAGGAAGCGTACCAGGGCGAGACAAGACTAAAACTGCATCCCGGAGTCGCCGAGGCAAGGTCACTACGAGGCTGGTTGCCGCGCGTGAACTCGCCTTGAAGCCAAAGCCTAAACTCCGTCCTACTTGATATAATGAAGGGAACTTCCCAACCCGGGCCCTGAGGCTCGTTAAGACCTCAGGAACCCCGTTAATTGAAATCCAACTAACAGCAATCGCTACAAGAGGTAAAGGCGTTACCTCTACACCCTTATAGAAAAAGCGTTTAGCGAATTCCAATGAACGGTTCTTGGAAATAATTGATTTATGGAAAC